GTTTCTTCCAGCTCGGGGTTTGGGTGTGTTGAATTTTTGAAATGAAATGAAAAAATGAAATGATTGCTGGATATTGGATTGTGGTCGCCCAGGGCGGCATTAAAAAATTGGTCAGATGCCATGGAGATAGTCGGATCGGAAATAAAGCCGGTATTTATAAGCCGAATGGACAAGGGAGGTAAACTGCCGGTGGCGTCTGGCCAATTATCAAAATAGAAAGAGGTTGATTTATTGAGTGGTGATGATCGAGATATTCAACCGGGCAATGATGCGGGTCAAGGTGACCATGGCGCCGGTGGTAGTGGCGGGAGTGACGCCGGCGCCGGGGATCCGGGGGTCCAGTCCATGCTGGAGAAGGTTGAGGCGCGGAAGCGGGAGCTTGAGGAGCGGATGGCCGATGGCGGGAACGGGTCCGGGCCCCCAGAGGTGACCTCGACATTTATCCAGGATTGTTTGTATGCCAATGAGCTGGGGGACGGGATGCTGGCGGCGGCGCTATTTAAAGACCGGTTTTTGTTCAACAAGTCCAGCGACGAGTGGCTGTCCTGGGAAGGGCACCACTGGGACCGGGATATCATGGCCCGGTCAAAGGCCTCTGTGGAGCAGGTGGCCCAAAAATATCTGGATGAAGCGGCGGACCTGGTGGGGAAAATCGGGTGGGCCTCTAAAAAAAAGGACCGGGACGCGGTGACCAAATACCAGGACATGCAGAACAAAATCTATAAACGGGTGGGCCGGCTGCGGTCGGAGCGGGGACGGACTAATACGTTGAAGTTTGCGCACACCAATATTTCAAACCAGATTGCCATTAAAGGGGATGAGTTGGATATCAGGCCGTGGCTGCTGGGGTGTAAAAACGGGGTGGTGGATCTTCGAACCGGGGAGCTTCGCCCAGGGCGGCCGGATGATCTGATTTCAAAAGCCAGCCCCTACGAGTATCACGGGATCGATGCGCCGGCGCCCACCTGGGAGATGTTTTTAAAACAGATCCTGGTGGTGATCAAGCATCCGGACAGCCAGGATGCCGATCCGGTGATCCAGGAACACCCGGGCCTGGTAGAATATGTGCAGCGGTTGTTCGGGTATGGGATCACCGGTATGACCGTGGAGCATTTTTTACCCATCTTTTACGGCCAGGGGCGAAACGGCAAGGGTGTGCTGATCGAAACCGTGTCCACGATCCTGGGCAGCTACATGGCGCCGATTCAGTCGGAAATGCTGCTGGACCAGGGGCGCATGAAAAACTCTGCCGGGCCGTCTCCGGATATCATGTCATTGCGGGGGCTCCGGATCGCGTTTGCTTCTGAAACGGACCAAGGGCGCCGGTTTTCAACGTCCCGGGTAAAATGGCTCACGGGCGGGGATACGCTCAAAGGCCGGTATCCTCACGATAAATACGAGACCGAGTTTGATCCCACCCACACCCTGTTTTTAATGACCAATTCAAAGCCGGATGTGGCGGATGACGATTTCGCGTTCTGGGAGCGGGTCCACCTGGTGCCGTTCGAGTTGTCGTTTGTGGAACGGCCAGTGGAAAAATTCAACGAGCGGCCCGCGGATAAATATTTGAGACAGAAGTTGCTTGAAGAAGCGCCGGGGATACTGGCCTGGCTGGTGCGCGGGTGCCTGCAGTGGCAGGCCCAGGGATTGAACCCGCCGGCCGTGGTCATCGATGCCACCAGGGAATACCGGCGGGACGAGGATCTGTTGGGACATTTTTTAAATGAGTGCTGTTTTGAGGATCCTGGGATCGAAACCACGGCCAAAGAATTATATGAACGGTTCTCTGAATGGTGGAAAATTAATGTGTCCCGCAAGGTGCTTTCACAGAAAAAATTCGGCGGCATGATGGTGAAAAAGTTCAAACGGTCAAAATCAGGAACGTACCGGTATTTTGGCGTGGGGTTGCTTCCGGACTGGGAGGGCGAAAAATGAGCTTCAATGGTCCAAAGTCTAATTTTATAGTGTTTTGGATGTGTTATGGATGGTTGCGCCTTCGGTTTTGGACGATCAGGGTGTTAATGTACCAAAGTCGAAAAAACGTTATATAGAAACTGTTTTTTTCTTTTTATGCGCATTAACCCCCCTATGGTCCAAATATAAAGAAAGTGTGTGTGTAAGTATTTAATAATAATAAAAAAAAGAAAATGGACGATTGAAAGGTAAAAATGCAGCTAAAAATAGTCAACAAAACCGGTTTTGGGTATGACACACAGGTTGTTGTGATGGATGGAGATAAGGAAATCGGTCGATTGTTATGTGTTCGTTCAATAGATTTCGATTGGATTACCTCTCAAAGCCTGATCACTGCAAAATTAGACTGTTATATTAATCATATTGAATTACTGGCAGAGCCAAAAAGACAAACACTTCCGTTTTTACAATGGATTCATAACAAACAAGAGATGGAACGTCTGGGTCTGGGGCGGATTAATTAATGAACATCCTGGATTTATACCGGTCAAAGGGGTTGGAGTGTAAAAAAGTGGCGTCCACGCATGGGGGGGAGTATTGCGGGGCGTGCCCTGGGTGTGGCGGGGAGGATCGGTTTCGAATCTGGCCGGATCAGAACAGCGGCCAGGGATCTTTCTTTTGCCGGGGGTGTAAAAAGGCCGGGGACCGGGTTACGTTTTTGATGGAGTTTGACGGGATGAGTTATCCGGAGGCGTGTGCGAGTTTGGATATCCAGATGGAGCGGCGGGAATATCGGACTCCAAAGGCGCCGGGTGAAAGGTTTCAGGTTTCAGGTGTCAGGTGTCAGGAAAAACAAGAAAAAAAAGCGGAATTACCGCCGGAGCTGTGGGTTGAAAAGGCCGGGGAGCTGGTCAAGTGGGCGCATGGAAAATTAATGGAAAATGCCGAGCAGCTTGACTGGCTGGCGGCCAGGGGGATCGATCGGGCGGCTGCGGAGCGGTTTCAATTGGGATGCAATTCAGGGAAAGACGGGCGGGATTTGTGGCGGCCCCGGGAGGCCTGGGGGTTGCCCACCGAGATGAAGGAAAACAAATTCGGCAAGATGGTGAAAAAGCGGCTGTGGATCCCCAGGGGAATTGTCATTCCAGAGGTCGGAGGTCAGAAATCAGAGGTCAGAAGGATCCGGATCCGGCGGCCGGAGGAGAATCCGCCCAGGTATTATGTGATTCCCGGGTCGAATATGGACATGATGTGGATCACCGGCGAGAAACCGGCGGCGGTGCTGGTGGTGGAGTCGGAGTTGGACGGGATTATGTGCCACTGCCAGAGCGGCGGGATGTGTTCGGTGTTGGCGCTGGGATCGTCATCGGCTAAGCCGGATGAAAATTTAATGGAAGTTTTGCGGAATGCGGCGGTGATCCTGGTGGCCCTGGATTTTGACGGGGCCGGTGAAAAGGCCATGCGCTGGTGGCGGGATGAATTTCACCAGGCCAAGCTGTGGCCGGTACCGGAGGGTGGTGATCCCGGGGAGGCATATCAGGCTGGGGTTGATATCAAGGCATGGATCAGTGCCGGGCTTCCGCCGGCGTGGGGGATTGGAGGTTCGCTTTTGGATGATAAAAAACAGGTGGCGGCGATGGAACCAATAAAAATGGAAAAACAGGTGTCGGGTGTCAGGTGTCAGGAAAAAGGCGGTCTCGAGGAGTTGGCGGGGTTGTTGAGACAGCATCCCGTGGTGATTCACAACACGGCCGGGCGCACGTTTTTAGCGGCGCCGTTGAAGTGGCAGCAGCAGCACTGGGAAACGTATCAGTATATATCGAAACTGGTGTTTTTGACGCCCGAGGTGTTCCGGTTTGTGTGTGCGCATCCAGCGGGAAAGATTACCGGGAAAAATATAATTTAAAACAAATATAAATATGTTGATAAGAGATCATTTTCAAAATTTTAAAAGTTACAATCTTCCAAAAGCTCAGTTGATTGTCGCTGATATCCCATACAATGTGGGTGTAAATGCTTATGGTTCAAACCCTGCATGGTATGTTGAAGGGGATAATAAAAAAGGTGAAAGTGATCTTGCTGGAAAAAAATTTTTTGCGACTGATGAAAAGTTTAATTCTGCTGAGTTTATGCATTTTTGTAGCAAGATGATGAGGAAAGAGCCTAAAAAAAGAGGTTGTGCGCCAGCCATGATACTTTTTTGCTCGTATGAACAGCAATGGGGATTGATAGAGCTTGCTAAGCGATATGGTATAAATAAATACATAAATTTAGTTTTTAGAAAAAATTTTAGCGCTCAAGTCTTAAAGGCAAATATGCGAATTGTTAGTAATGCTGAATATGGATTATTGCTATTTAGGAACAAACTCCCAAAGTTTAATAATAATGGGAAAATGGTATTTAATATAATTGACTACGAAAAGGATAAAACCGCTAATCCCCTGTATGAAAAAATTCATCCTACTCAAAAGCCAATTGGTTTGCTCGAAAAATTGATAAAGATTTTTACAGATGAAAATGAGGTGGTGGCCGATCCTGTGGCTGGAAGTGGATCAACGATAATAGCTGCCGAAAACCTTAACAGAAAAGCCTATGGATTTGAAATAGATAGAAAAATTTATCAAAAAGCAAAAGAATGGATTGGTTATAATAGAAAAGTTCGTGAAGAAATAAATAAAACATTATTTTCACAAACTTTAATAGATAAAAGAAATCCAGGTCAACTCTGCTTGTTTAAATAATAATGAATAAGTATTTAGATATATTGCCGATTATTATTATGATTGAAAGTTTTGCGGCGTCGGTGCCGTTGTTTGTTTGTGGGCGGGTTGGATCCGGGCTGTATTGGTTTTCCGCCGGGCTTTTAAATTTCGCGGTGATATTTTGTATTAGAAAATATGGGTGAAACATGAAAAATCAAAAAGAGTTTTATTTTAAATTTTGGATCTTCCGGTTTTATTTGATCATTGAGCCGGATGAGGTGTTGCCGTTTGTTGAGGTGGCGGTGGCGGTGGAGACCAGGCGAATGAAAGCGTGGATGCGAAAAATAAAAAATGCCGGATGACGATCTGAAATTATTGGAGACAGTTAAGGAAAAGGCGCGGGCGGCGCTGGAGAAGGAGGCGTCAAAGGCCAATCTGGAGGCGTATGACAAGGCGTCCAAGATGCTGGATGAGTATGTGGCGGGGCGGAGGGAGCCGTCGTTTGAAAACCGGCTGGAGGCGCGCAAGTATTTAAAACGACTGGGGTACAAGATCGGGCAGACCAAGTTTTACAATGACTGCAAGGCCGGGCTGTGCCGGCTGCAGGCGGACGGGTCCGTGACCGAGGCGGATTTAAAGGCGTATGTGTCCCGGGCCGGGCTGGTCAAGCCGGATCAGTTGTCCTATGAGATCGAATCGTCGGATTTGCAGCGAAAAAAGCAAAAGCGGGAGGTGGACATTCTGGCCGCCAAACTGGAGGATATGACCCTTAAATTGGATGTGCTGAAAAAGAACTTGCTGGACCGCAACCAGGTGGAGACCGAGCAGGCCATCAAGGCCGGCGCGCTCATGGCGGGCTTAAACCATGTGTTCCGGAACGCGGCCAGGGACATCATTCAGCTTGTGGAGGGGAATTTCAAGCACACCCAGGCCCTGGTGGGGTTTTTGATCGAAAAGACAGAGGATTTGTTTGATGAGTTTGCGAGGATGGAGGAGATAGAGATAGAGGTCAGGGGTCAGTAGTCAGAGGTCAGAAAAAAGACGAACGTCGAACATCGAACGTCCAACATCGAATGATGAATAAAAAGGAAAAAAACTATGTTTAAAGTGTTTAAATACCCTGTGCCTATGGTAGATGAGTTTGATATGGATCTTCCAAGCGGGGCAAAAATTTTAAAGGTAGAATGCCAGCGGAATGAGCCATTTATGTGGTGTCTTGTTAATCCTGAAAAAAGAGTATTTGAAAAACGAAAGTTCAGGTTGGCCGGTACCGGGCATGAAATTAACCAGTATTATAATAAAATTAATCATATAAGTACATTTCAAATGGCCGACGGTGCCTTGATCTGGCATATTTTTGAAGTGTTTTAATTAAAAACCCCATACAACCTTATGCAATTATTTGAGCAACCCATAGTTATTGATCAGAAATGGATTCCGGCGGAATTTCAGGCGGTTGAAAAATATCACCTGAAGTTGAAGGCCGGGGAGCGCAAGATCTTCCGGAAAAAGAAGCCCATGCGGTGCAGTAAATGGGCGGAACGGTACCGGGTGGTGACCATGAGCAGTCGCCCAGGGGCGTGGCGAAATGCCACCACGCCGTATCTGGCCGGGGTCATGGACGCGTCGTTTTTCCCGTCCGTGGAAACGGTGATCGTGTGCGCTGCGCCCCAGACCGGCAAGTCCGAGGCCGTGAACAACTGCATCGGGTATGCCGTGGACCGGCGGCCCGGGTCCGCGCTGTATATCTACCCGGACGAGCAGACCGCCCGGGAGAACTCAAAGGACCGGATCGCGGATATGATCCTGACCAGTCCGCAGCTCAAAGGGTATCTTACGGGCGCGGATGACGACATCTCGTTTTACCGGCTGAATTTGCGGCACCTGCAGATTTACATGGGCTGGGCGCGATCCGCGGCACGATTAGCAAACAAGCCCATCCCGTATGTGGTGTTTGACGAGATTGACAAGTATCCCATAACGGCCGGGAAAAAAGAGGCCTCGCCCATGGCCCTGGGGGAAAAGCGCACCCGGACCTATAGAGGATTTCGGAAGATCTGGAAGTTTTCCTCACCCACCATCGAGACCGGGCCGGTGTGGACGGCCCTGTGTACCGAGGCCCAGGTGGTGTTCGTGTACCTGGTGCGGTGCCCAGAGTGTACGGCGCTCCAATACATGGCGTTTGACGAAAAGCATTTTAAAATTCCGGAAGGCGAGCGGGACCCCAACGTGATCGAGGCCCAGAACCTGGCCTGGTATGTGTGCGACGTGTGCGGGGCCAAGTGGGATGATGATCTGCGGGATGAGGCGGTGCAGAATGGGGAATGGCGGGTGGGGAGTGTCAGGGATGGCGCCGTTTTGTATCAAAAAGATGAACGTCGAACATCGAACGTCCAACGTCCAACGTTGAATGAAGGGCAAAAAGAACAGGAGCACAAGGGCGCGGGCATGAAGTTGGAGGAATATCTTTATGCATACCGGCCCAAGAAGGTCGGGTTTCACATCCCGTCTTGGATTTCGCATTTTGTGGGGCTTTCCGAGGTCATGGCGCGGTTTTTGCGGGGGACCAAGGACAAGACGGCGCTCAAGGATTTTAAGAACAGTGACGAGGCGGTGCCGTGGATCCATTACGAGGTGCTGCGGCAGGAAGACGCGATCCTGGCCCTGTGCGATGACCGGCCCCGGGGGCGGGTGCCGGGCGGCGGGGTCGTGGCCGGCCTAGTGGCGGGCGTGGACACCCAGGATGACGGGTTCTGGTACCGGGTCCGTGCCTTCGGGTTCGGCGGTGCGGGCCTGGTCAAAGAGTCCTGGGGCGTGCGCGAGGGATTCGTGACCACGTTCGAGGCCCTGGAGCAGGTGTTGTGGGCGGACAAGTACATGGACGAGGACGGCAATGAATATATCATCCGAATGGTGATCCAGGACGCCCTTGGGCACCGCACGTCGGAAGTATATACGTTCTGCCTGAAGCACCGGGGCCGGATCATCCCCTCTTTCGGCCGCCAGAAAATGGCCCAGGCTCACACCTGGAACAACCTCCAGTATTTTCCGGGCGGAAAAAAGCCCATCCCCGGCGGCCTGCGCGGCGTGAACGTGAACACCAACTATTACAAGGACGAGCTGTCCACCCTGTTGGAGATCTCCCCGGCCGATCCTGGGGCGTGGCACGAAAACGCGGAGTTTTCCGAAGCCTACGCCCGGCACATGACGTCCGAGTTTATCAACGACAAAGGCGTCTGGGAGTGCCCGGCCGGAAAAGATAACCACCTGTGGGACTGCTCGGTCCTGTGCCTGTGCGCCCACGACATCCTGGGTATGATGTTCTGGCCGGCCCCGGACGGAAAAAGCCCCTCCCCTGCCCCGCAGCGGACCGGGCGCGGGGTGCGCAGCGCCGGGATTAACGGGGAGAAATGGCTGGAGAGAAGGAAGGGGTTTGTTAAGAGATGACAAAAAAAACTATTGTGTATTCTGCCGATTTTGGCAATGGAATAACCACAAGCGCTTTTGTTTATGATTTTGTATTGATAGCCGTAATTATTCATAAAATAAGTGATATATTAGAAAATTTATATTGCGATTTAGAAGATGGGCCTTTTGATAAAAATAAACTACTTAAAAATATAGAAAAGGCAATATCGGAAGCCCCGAGAGAGGTTTTTAATGGATAGATACACAATACCAAAAGCGGCGAAAATATGTAAAATGGAAAACGGTCGTTTAAGAGAATATATAGCAAGGGGGTTTATTAAACCGAAATGGCCGGCCAGTGGCCATGGTTCTAAAAACTATTTAAATAAAAACGATTTAATAAAAATCGAAATATTTAAAACTTTATTAAACATAGGTTTTAGTCGAAAATTATCAGCTAAAATAATATCAGAAATAAAAATTAATCAGAATGTTATTTTTTTAAAAATAAATTTAAAAGAAATAAAAAATCGAATTGGTGCAAATCGAGGAGTACAGCCATGAAAATATCAACCTATCCGGAGAAATGCCAGAAATGCGGTTATGCATTTCAGCCGGGAGACAAATTTTATTATGACATGCTCAATGATGACCCAGAGCTGGATGATTTATGTGAGAAGTGTGCGGAAAATATTTCAATGATGGCTTATGGAATAATTGAAGCGGTGAAATTATAGGTGAAAAACATCCCCACGAAAATTGAGTGTTTGAAGGGTGCGGAGGAGATCTGCGGGTTTATCCGGGAGGATCCCCGGCAGATTACGAATTTGATCGAGTTTGAGGGGCTGCCCGCCTGGAAGCGCAACGGGGAGCGCGTCTGGCGGGCACTCAATATTGACCTGTGGAACTGGATGGCGTTTCAGCGGACGAAATATTTGAAAAATACACCCAAGTACATCAAGGAAGGTTTATAGGTTTATAGGTTCAGGGTTCAGGGTTGAAGGATGGCAAGGTTCAAGGTTCTGGGTTCCGGGTTCAAGGTTGAAGGATAACAAGGTTCAAGGTTCTGGGTTCCGGGTTCAAGGTTGAAGGATGATTCCTTTTTTTTTAACCTTTAAACCTCTAAACCTTTGAACCTCTGAACGGGAAACCTTTGAACGGGGAACCTTTGAACCTCAAAAAACCCCTGTCAACATCTTTTTACCCTACATTAACCTCTTTTTAGCATACAACAAGTTCGGATAAGCGTTTTTAGTCAAAACCCCATGATATAGTGTTGCAAAACAAGCAACCACTATGCATAGGGGTTTTTTTTATGGCGATCCTTACCTATACCGAGCAGTTGGAACAGATCGACACGGCTATCACGGCCATCCTCACGGGCGCACAGTCCTATTCTATCGGCGGACGTTCCAAAACAAACGCGGATTTAAAAACCTTAATGGACGAGCGGAAACGCCTCCAGACCCTGGTCCAGCGGGAAACCGACGGCGGGATCCGGGTCCGGGGCGTGACGCCGGTTACGGATCCATGAAAAAGATGAACGTCCAACATCGAACATTCAACATCGAACGTCGAATGAAAGGCAAGGGCCTATGAGAGAAGTTCGACGAAAGAAAATCGAAGTTAAAGAAAATATTATCGACCGGGCCGTGAATTTCTTTTCACCGCAGCGGGGCGCCCAGCGCATGAGGGCGCGGTATGCCATGGCCCTGGCCGGGGCGTATCACGGGGCGTCCAAGAAACGGCGGTCTTTGTCCGAATGGTCCCCGCCCTCCGGAGACGCGGACACGGACATCATTGCCGAGCTTCCCGACCTTCGGGAGCGGTCCAGGGACCTTATCCGCAACAATCCTTTGGCCGGCGGCGCCATCCACACCAAGGTCACGTCCGTGGTGGGCACGGGCCTGAAACTCAAATCCCGGATTGACCGCAAGATTTTGAACATGGGAGAGGACCAGGCCCAGGAATGGGAGGCGCGAACCGAGGCGGAATGGCGGCTCTGGTCCGAGTCAAAAGATTGCGATGCGACCTCGGCCCAGAATTTTGCCGGACTCCAGGATCTATCCTTCCGGTCCACATTGGAAAACGGGGACGTGTTTGTTCTCACCCCGTCAAAGTCCAGCCCGTTTCGCCCCTATTCCCTGCAGCTGCAGCTCATCGAGGCGGACCGGGTCTGCAACAAAGACAGTAAGCAGGACACGGAAGCCCTGGCCGGCGGGATTTTAAAGGACTCTAACGGCCGCCCCAAAGAATACCATTTTTTAAAAGGCCATCCTGGCAACATCTATGCCAAAAAAAACGATTGGGTTGTAGTGCCCGCATTTGGCCCCAAAACCGGACGATCCAACGTTTTGCACCTGTTCCGAAAACTCCGGGTGGGTCAATCCAGGGGCGTGCCCGACTTGGCGCCGGTCATGGAAACCCTGAAACAGCTCGGCCGGTACACGGACGCGGAGGTGGATGCCTCGGTGATCAGTGCGTTTTTTACCGTGTTTATCAAATCCGAATATCATGCGGGCATGTATCCCATGCAGCCCACCAACGAAGTCGGGGGATCCGCCGCGGACAAAGACTATAAAATGGGCCCCGGCGCCATCCTGGATTTACTGCCCAACGAAAGCATTGAATCCGCAAACCCGGGCCGGCCCAACCAATCCTTTAACGATTTCGTGCTGGCTATCTCCCGGCAGATCGGCGTGGCCCTGGAACTACCCTTTGAAATCCTGATCAAGCATTTTACGGCCAGTTATTCCGCGGCCCGGGCCGCCCTGCTGGAGGCCTGGCGGTTTTACATGGGCCGGCGCAAATGGCTGGAGGACCACCTGTGCAAGCCGGTGTATGAACTGTGGATGACCGAGGCCGTGGCTCTGGGCCGGATCGCGGCGCCCGGATTTTTAAGCGGGGATCCGCTCATCCGCATGGCCTACCTGGGATCCGAATGGACCGGGCCGGCCAAGGGTCAGATCGACGAGTTCAAGGAAGTCCAGGCCGCTGAAAAACGCCTGGCGTTAACCCTGACCACCCACTCCGAGGAAACCGCATCATTGACCGGCGGGGACTGGGAACAGAAATTTCCCCAGCGGTCCCGGGAAGAACAGATGAAAAAGGACGCGGGGTTGACTGCGCCGGAAAAAGCCGCTGCCCAAGAAAACCAGCCGGGCCGGGAAAACAGAGGATTCGACAAAGAGGACGAAACCAATGAAGATAATTGACATTCTCACCAGCCCCTGGGCCATCATGCCGGAAAAGCTCTATGAGATTCAGGAAATCTATTCCACGCATCTGAGAGGGGAAAAAATCGACATTGCGGCCATCGAGGCCAAAATCGGCCGGCCTCTGGAAAACGAGACAAAAGAATATGACGTGGTCAATGACATGGCCGTGATTCCCATTCATGGGGTGACCGCCAAGCGGGCCAACCTGTTCACCAGAATATCCGGCGGCGTGTCCACGGAGTTGGCGGCCCGGGACATTGCCGATGCATTAAACAATCCTGACATTAATGGAATTTTGCTGGATATCGATTCTCCCGGCGGTACCGTGGACGGAACCCTGGAGCTGGCCAGCCTGATCTTTGAAGGGCGCGATCAAAAGCCCATTGTGGCATATTCGGACGGGCTCATGGCGTCGGCTGCCTACTGGATCGGGTCCGCCGCGGAAAAGCTGTATATTTCCGGGGACACCGTGCAGACCGGGTCCATCGGCGTGGTGGCCACCCATGTGGATTATTCCCAGTATGAAAAACGTGTGGGCATCAAAACCACGGAGATTTATGCGGGCAAATACAAGCGCATGGTGTCCCAGTATAAACCCCTGTCCAAAGACGGCAAACAGCTTCTCCAAGACCGGGTGGATTACATCTATACCGTGTTTGTTGACGCGGTGGCCCGGAACCGGGGCGTGTCTTCAGAAACTGTGCTCAAAAATATGGCCGACGGCCGGGTATTTATCGGAAACCAGGGCATCAGTGCCGGTCTGGTGGACGGTGTTTCCACATTAGACCGGCTTTTACATACCACCCTGCCGGTGATGCAGGAAGAAAAAACAGTGGGTAAACAATTAATACAATTAAACAAGGAGTTAAAAAATGACACTGGAAGAATTCAAATCCAAATATCCTGATATTGCCAGCGCCCTGATCGAGGAAGGGGATGCGGCCGGCTATAATCGAGGATTTACAGACGGAGAAAAGAAAGGCGCGGAAAAAGCAACCAAGGAAAGTCAGGACCAGGCAATGGCCCAGGGCGCCCAGCAGGAACGCGAGCGCATCAAGTCCGTTCAGGACCAGCTCATTTCCGGGCATGAAAAATTGATCCAGGAGCTCATGTTCGACGGGACAACCACCGGCCCGGAGGCCGCGGTCAAAATTCTGGCTGAGGAAAGAAAACTCCGGAAGAACGTCATAACAACCCATTGGGTTGAATCCCCGGAGGCCCTGCCGGATCCGTCCACGGATAAGGATGTAGACACCACGGAACAAGACAAAAATCTACCCGTGGAGGAGCGGGCCAAAAAGACATGGGACAAAGACGCCAAAGTTCGCAAGGAATTCGACGGGGATTATGAATCATACCTGGCGTGGTTCAAGGCCAATGCCAAGGGCCAGGTTAAAATCCTGCAGGGCAAAGTCGTAAAATAACGACCCAAACAAACAGCAAGAACAAGGAGATACATTATGACGACATTAGTAGCAGACACTCCGAGAGATTTTGAAATCGGGGATCGCAATGAATTTCCGATGATTGCATCGGATGTTATTTATGAAGGCGCCGCCGTTGGCTTGGTTATAGCCACCGGACATGCCCAGCCCCTGACATCTTCCGATCAGTTTGTCGGGTTTGCCGAGGACAGGGCCGATAATTCGACGGGCGCCGCCGCCGCCATCAATGTGCGGGTGGTTAAAAAAGGCAAGGCTAAGTTGGCTATTACCGGCGCGGTAATCACGGATGTGGGGTGCGCGGTGTACGCCCAGGATGACAACACCTTTTCGTTCGTGCCAACTTCCGGAGTATTTATCGGCTTTATGTGCCGATATGTTTCCGCCGGTTATGGAATAGTGGAATTTGACGCAGGCGTTCTTAAAGATCCCCATGAAGGATTTACTGCCGAGACCACTTCTGTGGATAAAACCCTGGACAATCAGGATACCGGAAAGTTGATTTGCGTGGATACGGATGACAAGACCATTACCCTGCCGGCGGTGGCCGCAATGGCATTCCGAATTATGAACGTGGGAGCTTTCGGCACCGTGGAATTGGATGTGGCGCCCAACGCCAGCGATCTCATTATTTATAAAGATTCCAGCGGCACGGATAACCATGGCCTGAAAAACACCAAGGCCACATCGCAAAGACACGATTATCTGGACATCGAGTATGGGGACGCCACCGGATGGATTGTTCGCAAGTCCAAAGGTGTCTGGGCGGATAAGGATAATTCATAAAAATGGGGCCGAGAGCTTAGGCAGTTCTGGGGGGTAAAAACTTTTCAGCCCTGGACATTGAATATAGAACTCGGAACCAAAAAAAAATAAGAAAGGAAATATAAAATGGATAGATTAACCGAACGTCAAGTCATCGGCGCATTTTATAAGACGTTGGCGCAGGATATCGGCGCCTCATGGGTGGATGCGTTATCCAATTATTTCACATCGGACCAGAAGTCCGAAGAGTATGCCTGGCTTGGCATGGCACCGGTGCTGCGCCAATGGATCGGCGGTCGCAATGCCAAGGCCCTGCGTGAGGCCGGACTGACCCTGACCAATATTCATTATGAGGCCACCATTGATATTCTGGTGCGCGATCTCAGGCGGGACCATTCAGGACAGGCCCTGATCAGGATTGCGGAATTGGCCCGCCGGGCCAACGCCCACTGGGCGAGCCTTTTGTCAACTCTTATCGCCGCCGGAGAATCCGCAACCTGCTATGACGGACAGTATTTTTTCGACACCGACCATAGCGAGGGCGATTCCGGAACTCAGGACAATGACATTAGCGTTGATATTTCCGCGGTGCCTGCAGTGAATCATGGAACCACCACGGCCCCGAGTGTTGAAGAAATGCAGTGGGCTATTTTCAAAGGCATTGAGGCCATTATCGGATTCAAGGATGACCGGGGCGAGCCCATGAACGAGGATGCCAGTCAGTTTCTGGCCATGGTTCCAATCACATTTATGCAGGTGGGACTCCAGGCTGTGGCCACGCCATTTCAGGCATCGGCCAGTCAATTGGCCCTTTCCGAGCTCCAGAAGGATTTTACCATCAAGGTCGTTCCCAACCCCCGGTTTACGTCATGGACGGACCGGTTTCCGGTGTTTCGCACCGACAGCAATGTCAAGGCGCTGATCCGCCAGGAGGAAACCGAGGTGGATATGAAGGTCAAGGGCTACGGCTCCGAGTATGAGTTCGACAACGATGCCCACCAATACGGCATCGATACCTGGAGAACCGTGGGTTATGGATACTGGCAAAATGCCTGTCTGGTAACCCTGACATAAGGAAAATCAAAGGCCGATCGATATCAGTCGGCCTTATGAAAAGGGAGATATGTTTTGATGAAAGAACATATAACATTACAAACGGCGGACCTGTTTACCGGAAAAATCGGACTGACCAATAAACAGGCCGAACCTCGGATGGGCAGATTAAAAAAGCTCAAGACCGGAGCTGTGAAAGGCATCCCCTCTTATGAATTGTATGAGATTCAGGGCAGAATACAGTTAAAGCGCGGCGAAATTATCTGTCTGGACAATGTGCCCAAGGGTATGCGTAATTTTCTGGAGCCGGTTAAAAAATCTGACGATGCCGAGGAGTCCCGATAAATGACCCTGGCCGATCAGCTCTCCACGGATTTGTCCGTGTTTTTCAACACGGACGAGTTCGCGGCGCCTGTGACCTATAACACGTCGGATATTTCGGTGATCATTGTGGGACACGGCACGGATGCGGATGCCAATTCGGTGTTTGATTTTGTGGATGTCATTGCCAAGGCGTCGGATGTGCCAACCGTCACCTATCGAACCGACACCCTGGTATATGACGGCCTGACGTGGCGGTATCCCAAAGTTTTGGAGCAGGATGCCTATTGCAAGAAGATCCGGCTGATCCGGAACCAGCGGCCTAAAGTCCGCTGAGGTTCATAGGTTCACCGTTCAAAGGTTCAAAGGTTTAAAGGTTTAGAGGTTCAAAGGTTCAAAGGTTCAGAGGTTCAAAGGTTAAAAAAAGGAATCATCCTTCAACCTTGAACCCGGAACCCAGAACCTTGAACCTTGTTATCCTTCAACCCTGAACCCTGAACCCTGAACCCAAAGCGGGGAACCCACAAACATGGATGTTTATACTCTCACAAACAATCTGTTTACTGCCGTGGCCCAGGACGCGGAGTTGATCGCCTGGTGCCGGTTCCATTACGGACAAAAGCCCAATGTGTATCTGGATCAGGACGACCGGGAGCCTCCGGGCGAGTCGGACGCGCCGGACGTGCAGTTTCACTCCCCGTCAAAATCCGCGGACGAGGAAAACCGGATCGTGGAATATGGTGTGGGCCTGTTTATCGTGGTCAATGATTCATCCCTGGTGACCCGGGCCGAAAGCAATGCGGAGGAATTCACGGCCACGGGCAAGCTGGTGGAGTTCATCGGCCGGATCCTGGCGGTGATCCGCTCGGCCAAGCCCGCCGGGTTTGTGATGGGTTATGACTTTATCACGGATACCCTGACCAGTTTTCCGAATTTCGAGGCGGACGTGGCCGTTGGGTTCAGGGAGCGAATGTGCATCGGGAATGATCCGCTAATATAGGGTTTAAAGGTTCAGGGGTTTATAGGTTCAAAGGTTTAGAGGTTCAAAGGTTTTTAACCCTGAACCCCGGAACCCGGAACCTTAAATTTACGAAAGGAAATTTTATTATGACACAACAGCGCGGCGTAAATACAACGATTATTGTTGGGTTTGAGAATGTCGCATATGGCACCGTGGCAACGGCGGGATTTGTTCTACCCATGAACACCTGCGGTATTGTGGGCGCCAAAAACAGGAATTCGCCGGCCACCCTCACCGGATCCCGAAATACCGTAGCGCCCTTTGTCGGCAATCAGAATGTTTCCGGTCCCATTGTGGTGCCGGCGGATTCCGGCGCCATGCCTTACTGGCTTGCCGCCATGTTCGGCGATCCAACGACCACGGGAAGCGACCCATATACCCATGAGTTCAAGGTGGGATCTTCCATGCCCAGCTTTTCCTTGGAGGAAGCGTTTACGGATCTGGCATCCGCCGTGTACCAGCGGTTTGTGGGATGCAAGATTTCCACGTTTTCCATGACCGTGGGCGGTGATGGAGAGCTGATCTGCAATATGGAAGTGCTCGGCGCCCAAATGAGCCATGAAACCAGCGCATTTGACGGATCCCCGACAACGGTAAGTCTTGCCAGGGTCGAAAATTTTGATGCCGCGATTTTAGAGGGCGGCGGATCCCTGGCCAATGCCACCGAGCTTTCATTGAGTCTGGATTTCGGGCTGGATCCCAACTCTTTTGTCATCGGCGGCGGCGGAATCCGCGGGGATATCCCGGAGGGACTGGTGACGGTTACGGGAAACCTTAAAACCCTGTTCGAAAGCAAAACATTGCTGGACAAAGCCACCGGGGATACGGAAACCTCTTTAAAGGTCACAGTGACGGCCAGCGCCAGCTCGATCCTGGAATTCGAGATCCAGGAGCTGCTCTACTCGGTCAACGGCGTACCCGTGGAGGGACCCCAGGGCTTGATCGTGTCCCTTGATTTTGTGGGATACTATACGGACGGTTCAGAGGCCAGCAATATCGTGGCCAGGGTAACCAATAGCGTGGCCGCATATGATCTGATCATATAGGAAAGCGGAGGTTTTTAGTATGCGCGAAGTAAACGGCGTAAAGGTGCGGGGCCTTACCCGGAAAGAGCTCCGGGATCTTAAAGAATATGGATTTTATTTTTCATATTACAGCCCGCCGATTTTAAACATGAACCTGGTGGACGAGGGGATACAAAAGGTCATGGATCTTTGTGTGCAGGATCCGGACGCCTTGAAAGCCCTGGAAGAACAGCCCCATAAAAAAACCATGGAAGTATTCGGCGGGATCGTGAAGGAAACCTACGGGGCAAGGGATGAGGAAAAAAACTTGCCGACGTCTGGGGATGGATCTCAGACACAAAGCGAATAAACTACTGCAAAACATGCCTGGCCAGCAAAAAAAAGGCCAAAAAAATCCCGCCCTGTAAAACCTGCGATTATGGTTCTCACAAAAGGCCGGCGATTATGCCGGAAAACCTGGAGGTCCTGGATCTCTGGGAAGATGTAAGAACACAATGGCGGGGCGCGGGTCTTGGGGTTATCGGCCTGGATTACCGGGAAGTAAGGGCAAGGGCGGCGGAATTGGATATTGAGTTAAGCGAGTGTATGTGGAGAAAGATCAGAAAGCTGGAGCGGATCGAGCTGAAAAAACAAAATAAAGGTTCAGAGGTTCAGGGTTCCGGGGTTCAGGGTTAAAAACCTTTGAACCTTTGAACGGGGAACATTGAACCTGTTTATTAACCTTTGAACGGGGAACCTTGAACCCATAAAAACCGGGAGGTTTTTTGCTTCACGCAACCACAAAAGGATTCACAAATATTGAGCGTGCTCTGAAAACGGAGTCCATGCGCCAGGAAAAAGCCCTGAACACATCGGTCAAGGTGGAAGGGTTCCGGCTCATGCGGCTGCTCAAAAAGCAGATCCGGGAAGGCGCGCCGGGCGGGAGGAAATTTCACCCGTTGACGTTTCTGGCCAGGGCCTGGGGCGCCAAGGGCAAAGGGATTGCGGCAAACAAGCCGCTGCGCCGGCTGGCCATTGCGGTGCGGTATTTTGTCAAGGATCAGCGGCCTTTTGACATGCGCATCGGCTGGACCGGACCCA